TGAATATAAACCACCTTGAAGCCATACAGTTGCTAAAGTGGTGTCGACAGCAGAATTAAAGCCAAACTTGTGTACGGTTTCGTGAAAACCAATTTGTCCTCTTGCTACTTGTAGTTCAAAAGGTTCTGAGGTTCCTATTCTTGTAATTGATGATACTTCTGACATTATGTTACTTTCCTAAATCTTTTTACTTTTTTTGCAATACTCTTAGGTTGCTTAACAAATTGTTTACCTTTCTTAGTTCCTTTTCGTTTAGCCCTTGTAGTAGCTGCATACTCTGAAGGAGAGAGTGCTTTAATCGCTTTTTCAGGAAGATATCTTTCTCCTGTTTCAGATGATTTTTTTCCACTTTTAGTTCTCCATTTTTGTTTTGTCCAAGCCTTTAGACTTCTTTGTGATTTTTTAAGAGGCATCTTCTACTCCAAATATAACAACATAAGCATCCGTTTTCTTTGGTTTTTCTATATATAATCTTTCATATTGATAAGGAACATCATGTTTTCCATTAGCTATATCATCTAATAGTTTCCAAAATGAATCCCTGCCAGGATCAACCATAATTAATTGTTTATCATTACTTACAAGATACTTAATTACATCTATCCAACAATCTACTTGGGTGTACCAAAAACAAACATCAGATGCTATATAGGTATCAAAATCTAATGGTAGAGGTTTATCAAAGATATCTTGTAAAATAAATTCTGGTTTTACATCCATTAATTTAGATATTAAATCAAAATAAGGTTTTACATTTTCATCTGCATCCATGCCAACTGCATGTGCACCTTTACTCTGTAAATAATGTGTCAACATACCCCAACCACAACCTAAATCTAAAACTTTATTTTCTATAATGTCCATTTCATCTAATGATTCCATAATAACCATAGAAGCATCCCAGACTTTATTTCCGTGTAATGTGTGCACTTTTGTTTTTCTTTTAAGTTTTTTTATCTCAGGATGAGATGAAGTTGGTATTTCTACGTTTTTAATCCATAGACTATTTGTAGCCACCGCCTTTTGCCTTATATTGTTTTGCTAGCATTTGTGCTTTACGAGCAGACCATTGACCAGGTTTACCACCTTTACTACCAGCTTTAATTCTACTAAATAATCTTTTACGCATACTAGGCTTTGTATAATTACCAGCCTCATTTACTCTAGATTTTTTTTTAGCTCTACTCATAGTAAATTAGAAATAATGCCAATACTAGAAGTAATTAGTAAAAGATATAAACCCCATATCATATTTTCTAATCTACGAAATTTATCTTGACCTTGATCTAATCGTTTTTCTATATTTTCATAACGAATAGCACATTCTTTTTCATGAGATGCTACTCTTTCAATAGCAGAACTCATTTCTTTTTTTTCTTTACACGAACTTTTTTATATGCTTCGTTTACATTAGGCGTAGATTTATCATCAGCAACATACTGTCCTTTTTTATTTCTGTTGCGAACTTCTACTTCTTCAGTATTTGTCCAAAAATTTACGACTTTATTCCACCAACTCATTTGTCTTTAGCTTTCCAAATGTTTAGTGCACACCAGTCTACTAATTTGTAAACATGCCTAAACCAATGGTTATCTTTAGGTGTTGGTGTAATTGCTGCAATAACAGAAGCTGCTGCAACAATAACGCATATTGATAATATTATTTCCATATTTTACTCCAATAATAATTATTCTTTAAACCAAGATGGTAAACCAATCATAGGTCTACGGTCAAACTTATTTGCTTCAGCATCTTTGCTACTAGCATCGTTATAATGTAAAAAAACTTGTCCGCAGTTCTCTCCTTTAAATGGTTTTCTCCAATGTTCAAGTTCACAACCTCGATACATCAACATATCGCCAGCTTCTAATTTTACTTCAACGCCTTTTTTGCCTTCTTCGCCTGAAGGTTCTAAAAATATTGACCAATCATCTCCACCTAAGTTTAAAGTAGTAGATATTTCGCAAGAATATCTATCTTTATGTCTTTTTAATTCATCACCCTTTTTATATATTCTTGCATACGAATAAGTTTCAATTAATTTAACGCCTGACTTTTTTTCCATTATTGGTTTTACTTTTTGCAACAATGTTTCCATAACAATATCAGCGTAATGCGAATAAGTTTCAGGTATTTGATTATCATTCCAAACACCAAAATATTCTGTGTATGGAGATATAAACTTACTTTCAAATAAATGTTGTGCTACTGATCGTTTATTTAAAAAATACTGATAACAAAAATCTGCTAAATCTTTTGATATAGCACCTTTAATAACTTGATATTTATTTTTCTTAAAACTCATTTATCACTCAAAATTTGCAACCATTACTATTCTTTTTTCATGCATGTCAGGACATTCTTGATAATGTGCTAACTTACCATTAAACATAATTACATTATCTTCTTTTGGGTTTGAATAAAATTTTTGTTTATCTTCTCCTAAAACTATAGTTCTACCTTTTGTAAAAGAATTTAAGTAAACAATAACTACTTTATGAGGCAAGTTTGAATCTATATGTGGCACACTTTCTTTTAACTTGCTGTGTAGTGTTAAATTAATATTCATTCGATACATGACTTCAAAACTTATATTATTAAAATCTAGTATTTCTTTTAAAATAAAATAACATTTTAAAAAATAATCAGAATTACTTTCAGGTATAGCTGGATATTTTCTACCTTCTATTTCATGTACTGGTCTACCTAAAAGACCATGACTAAAAAAACTCATATCTTCGTATTCTGGTTGTGTTGTTTTTTCGTGATAAAACCAAGGAAAATATGGTGTTAATAATATTTTTTTTAAATTTTTATAATCTTCAGTTAAAGGATTTTTTAATTCAGTAATCATTTGAAGGGATATCCTAAATTCCAACACACTAAAGAGTGTCGTATTCCTTTAGTTACAGGTGTAACTCTATGCCATACAAAAGATGGAAACACTATTACGCTTCCTTTCTTTCTAATTTCTTCGCATATTCTTGGCTGTGAGCCTTCGTCTGTATTTCTAAAATCAAATTCTAAATCACCGCCCTCATATTCTTCAGGATCGGTTAAAGATATGGTCATGCTAAGTTTTCTTAACTTGCCATGTGTGTTTGGATTATCGGGGTGGTTATATGCTTCTTCGTATGAATCGCAATGCCAATCATAATACTGACCAACTTTATATTCAGTAAACTGACAAGCCTCAGACCAGTCCCATTCAAAATTCCAATTAGCATTTGCATTTGCTTGGCGTACATAAGGTTGTATTTCGTTGTATATCCATCTATCAGACATCCATACAATATCTGACTTTCTTTTCTTTTGAATATTTTTTAATTCTTCTTCCGTAAGTTCTGAAAGTTTTTTATTGTTACCACTACCAGTAATAGCTATTTCTTTAGTTTGTTCTAAACCATAACGAACAATATCATCACATATTCTTTCAGGAATTGCTGACTGAAAATACCAATAATACCATTTAAGATTCACACATTTCTCCTAGATATTTATACTTTTCTATAACAGATGGAAGTAAGTAATCTTCTATTTTATATGTTTTCTTTTCTATTTTGTCTGTTCTTATAGTATGTAAGTCTACATCGCCAAATATAGAATCATCATATTGAACACCTTGTATTTCAAATTGTTTTAAGTTTTTAAAAGTATGTTTAAACTTAGGTATTTCAAAAAAACTGTAGATGTTATTAATAACCTCTTGAGGATTATTAATTATTTCATCATAAGTAACAAATAAATGTTCATAGTTTTTTCTTACAAAAGGAATTTGATAAGCAACATTTCCTAAAGAACCTGTTTCAATATTCATGTGATATTCTGTTGTTTTTTCAGTTTCTTCTTTTTTATATTTATATGCTCTGCATAATGAAACTAAACACTCTAAAGGGTTTCTATATAAAATTAAAAATTTAATTTCTTTGTCAAAATATTCTTTTAATAAATCAAGATTTGCTTCTGTTTGCCAATTAGCTCTATTAATAACATATTTTGTTTTATATATTTCAGAGTAATTATAAAAACTTTTAGTTATCAAATTATCAAAAGCAGAATCATGTGGAAAATTTAATGAAGTTACAAACTCTTTTTTTATTAAATCAAGTTTGTAAATTATTTCAGTAAGTGGACTATTTGGAGTAAAAGTTATATCAGGATTTTGATTCAATATGCTACCGAGCAAGGTATTTCCTGCTCTTTGCATATTTATACAAAAAAATAAATTTGGTCTCATCTTCTCTCTCAAAGATAAGTATAAGTTAGATATAACTTAAAAGATAGTTAGATCAGTACCAAAGACCAGCTTTCTTTTGTCTAAAAACAGATCGTAAATCCCAAACACTAGATGCGTTTAATGTGCCATTAGGATCATTTACAACTACAATTCCTGACCCACCAGCTTGACCTTCCCATGAAACACCAGGTGAAGGACCATAAGCACCACCACCTCCACCACCGCCTCTATTAGCAGTGCCTGAAGTTCCTGCTAAAGAAGGATCAGAGCCACTTCCATATCCTGTTCCGCCAGTTCCGCCAGGACCAGGAGCACCACCACTCGTATTAGGTGCTGTAAGAGTGCTACTACCTGCTGCTCCTCCGCCACCGTCTGCATAAGCTACTGGGGAACCTGTAATAGAAGATGTTACACCTTGTCCACCTCTGCCACCAATAATATTATCAGGATTTCCTTTTTGACCTGCTTCACTTGCACCACCGCCACCTACAGCACAACCATAATTTGAGCCAGGACTTCTAGCACCTCCACCTGGATAACCTTGATTAGCTGTTCCTCGACCTGCAGCGTCTCCGTTAGGATAATCACCAACACTATACCAAATACCAGAACCTCCACCTGAACCTCCATCTTGTCCAAGCTGACTACCGCCAGCAGGTCCAGGTTGGGCTGGTCCGATATAGGCAAATCTACCACCACCTGATCCTCCGCCTTCAGAAGTAATAGGACCAAGACTAGAATCTGATCCTTTGTTCCATATATTATGACCTTGTATTTTTGCTCCACCGCCTCCGACTACAACTGGTGTTGTTGAGCCTGCGGTAACAGATAAAGCTGGTTCTGCTGAAGCACCACCACCTGAAGGTTCTCCTGGTGTAGATGATCTATAGCCACCTGCTCCTCCGCCTCCACCAAAAAAACCACCTGCTCCTCCACCAGCAACTACTAAATAAGTTACTGAGGTTGTTGCTGGGGGTGCTGTAAAATTACCACTAGCATTAAAAGTAGTTGCTTTTGCTGAAAAACTTGATGTTTGAGTTGCTCCGATTAATCTAGGCATTTGTCCATGTCCCCGCACTTACATTGTCATAAACTGCATCCATGCTCCACATTCCTGAAGCTATGGTTAATGCTGGCTCTTTGATAATAACTTTTCCTGATCCACCATTTCCGCCAAGACCATTATTACCTGAGCCTCCGCCTCCGCCTCCGCCAGTGTTAGCAGTTCCAGCATGACCATAACCATCGGGAGAGGGACCGCCATCCGTAGTGTTGCTTGGTCCTCCGCCTCCAGCTCCACCGACTCCTGGTATATTTCCTGTCCTGCCCAAATACCAGCCTCCACCTCCACCGCCACCAAGCGTTTGTGGGGTTCCAGTAATAGCTGTGGTTACTCCATCGCCTCCTGGTCCACCAATATAGGGTGGGGCTGGTGGACTAGCTGGAGTATCACAATCTCCTGCTGCGGAAGCTCCACCGCCTCCGCCATTTCTATAAAATAAATTTGGACCAACATTAACGCCAACATGACCTTCATATCCTTGTCCTGGTGTTCCCGAGGTAGAGCCACCACCACCGCCTGAGCCTCCTGGTGAAGCTGTTGCTCCAGCAAATCCTCCACCCACTCCGCCACCTGTAGAGGTAACAGTATCAAAAGATGAATTACTGCCATTAGTGCCAGTCGTAGCTTCAGCAGCACCTCTTACGCCACCTGCACCAACCACTACTGGATAAGGAGAATTTCCTGAAACTGGGTGTAGAGATTCAGCACTTGCACCACCGCCTGAGTTTTCACCAGGCACTGAGGAACGATATCCTCCTGCTCCACCGCCTCCTCCAACTCCCCCACTACCTGCACCACCACCTGCTACAATTACATATTGCACTTGTGATGTGAGAGGTTGAGTTGTTAAAGTACCAGTTGAATTAAATGTGGTTATTTGTTCGGCTTGTTGTTGAACTGGATTATCTACACCTATAATTCCACCATTAAGACTTGCCATAGTTAGACCTCATTCCAAGCTAAAGCAACAGCATCCCATTCGTAATTAGTTACAACAGAAGGGTCATCATCTGTAAATGTCTGTCCTAACCATTTTTGATTATCTTCATCCCAATACTGAAAAAGACGAAGTGAGTTTATTTCTGTAGGATCAGGTTGAGCTACAGGTGCTTGCCAATCATCGTTAGCATCTAATGTCCAAGATGCAAAAGGTTGTGGCATTATAAACTTATCTTTACTTGAATCGTAAGAGTAACCTATTCCTGCGTATTGTTTGCGAGAATTATGATTATAAGAAGTTTGTTTCCATGCAACACCGTTGTCTGAATGTGGAACTAAACCGCTTACAAATGTTTCTGCTTCGGAAGAATAATCTCCACCATTAGCTTCAACATCTTCATTAGATATTACTACTACTCGTAATACAACATTACTAGAATTAAGTTCTGCAAAATGAGCCATAGTTTAACTCCTTACGCATCATCTAAGATTTCACCTGAAATAACGTACTCCAAGTCTGAGTTAGCTGAAGCAGTTAATCTAAGCAAATCTGTTTCGTCTAAATAAATCTGTGAATTTTTATCAATTACTACCAGCGTTGCATCTGCTGGTACTGATACAGTTGAAGCCACTTTATAATAGTTTGAACCATTATCAACTGAAACTTCTACTGTAATATCAGCAGCGTTTGTTCCATCTACATTAGCAATAATGAGTGAATTAACTTTCTGAACTTTGTCAGCAGCTACATCAATCACATCTGTAGGTGAAGTGGTAACCGCACCTGCTATTGTAAAAGGAAGAACACTTGAAACATTTACTAAATTTGGTGTTGCCATTTAATATTTCTCCTAATTAACCAAAAACTAAAGCCATAGCTATAGCTTTACCTGTTGTTGCAATTCCAGCACCATCTAAAGTGATGTTTGATGCAACGTTTAAATCGGTAAAAGCATTTACGACATTCGCACTTGCTCCACCGCCATCAGAATAAACAACTGCAACTGAGCCATTCGCTATTGTTACACTTGTGCCTGAACCTTGTTTAACTGTTATAGATTGACCGCCAGCAGTAGCGTTTTCAATAATCCAAACCTTAGAAACTGTGTTGGGTGCTAAAGTTAAATTTCTAGTAGCCGTTAAAGTGGTACTTGTTCCAACTTTTAAATATAAGCTACGAGCAGGATCGGTTGCTCCATCTGCAATAGTAAGAGTATCATCTGCATCACTTGCAAAATCTTCAGTACCAAAACTAAAAGCCTCTGCTATAAGCTCTAAGTTAGTATTGGTACTTGTTCCCCAAGTTCCTGACTCATCACCTGTAGCAATTTCTTTGAGTCTTAAATCGTTTACATAAGTTGCCATAATAAATTCCTATATTAATCTACGCTGCTATTTCTGTCCAATTTGGATTTTGTTGCGTTGGTGGGATAATTCCCCATACATTAATTCTTTCTGTTTCTCCTGTTGCTGTTACGCCTGTTACAGAAACTGTTGCTTTTGCAATTACTGTTTCATTTCCAAGAGTGCTTACAAGTCCACCTAAATTAGCACCAACTGCTATTAAATTATTAGATTTAGTTGTTACACTTCCTAATGTGCTAGTTAATTCTATACCTGTCAGAGCAACATTAGCAGTACAAATAATTGTTTCATCACCTACATTAAGGGTAGATGCAACTGCTGATACACCATTTACTGCATCTGCTACAACTCCAGCCGTACCTGTTGCTGAAGTTCCTTCTAAACCTGTAACAGATATATTTGCTGTAGCAGTTACTACTAAAGGATTAGATACTGCTTCATCAATAATAGAAGTTGAGCCATTTGTTCCGTCTAAATGTAAAAGAGATAAAGTGTTACTATCTAAACTAAACTCAGAAGTTGCTGGGGTGTATGATGTTCCTCCATATCTATCTATATCAGATAATCTAATTTCATCAATATAGCCTGACCAATTATTTGTATTATTAAAATCAGAACCGATATGTATATCAGAAGCGGTTGGAGATGCTCCTAGTAAAATACTTCCTTCGTTATTACCGTCAACAAAGACTGTATAAGTATTAGTAAAAGGATCACCTCTTGTTACAGCCAAGCTAACCCAAGTGTTAGCAGAAAATACATTATTAACAGTAAGTAAAGTTACTGTTCCTCTACCGACTAAAAGAGTGGTTCCTGATTGCCTAAAATATATAGAAGGATTAGATGTTGAATCTCTTGTATCTAAAAGTACTTCATCTTGAGTTGCATTTGCAGGTCTTGCCCAAAACTCAATAGTAAAGGCAGTTGATTGAAAGTCGTAGGTACTATTAGAGATTACATTATCGTTTACACCATCTAATAATAAACTTGCTCCACCAAACTTTGATTGAGCAGTAGAAATAGTTGCTCCGTTATTAGCTGTCCATTCATTTGCTGATGGCGGTAGCGTTGTAGAAGCAGCTAATCCTGTTGGTAATATAACAGCTTTTGCAACTACTGTTTCATCACCTAATGCTGAAGTTGCACTTAAACCAGTTACAGATACATTAGCATCTGCAATAACTGTTTCATCTCCTAGTGCAGTTGTACCAGCTACACCAGTTAAAATTACAGGAGCAGCTTCACCCCATGCACCTGAATCCCAGGTATCTCGACCCCATCCTGTAATATTTGCCATATTAGGCTATTCTAATAATTGCGTTTGATGCGTCTGCTACTGGAAATTGAATAGTAAAATCACCATTGGTAGAAGTTTTATCTCCACCAAAATCTAATACTGCAACTGCTGGATCACCACTTTCTGTGTCATTGTAGATTAAACAACCTCTAGCAGTTATTGTTGCACTAGAAAATGTTAAATCAGCAAAGTCAGTAAATGCAGTTGTTCCTGATGATGTTGGAGTTACATTAGTTAATGTACCACCACCAGCAGAATAACCAGTTCCTGATGCTTCATTACTTACTGTATATGCTGTAGTAGAAGCATCTAAAGTTGCACTACTTGTATATAAAGCAAGTTTAAAAGAATCGCCTGTTGAGTTTGTAAAATCGTGTGTGCCTGTTAATAACTCAACTTTAAACGAGGTACACATAGCTTGAGTAATTGCCATTTATATTCTCCTAATAATTTCAGCCATATCTTTATGACCTTGTTTTTCTAAAAGACCAGCCACAGTAGCACGATCACTGGCTATAGCTTGTTTTATGTATAGTAAAACTACTGTTTGTATATCTTTTTTAAATGCTTCTGCCTGTGCTTTTATCATAGGATCAGCACCATCACTTATACTAACAAGTTTTTCTACTATTCTTTGAGTCCAATATTCAGGACTTAAACCTTTATTGTCTGTTGTTTCTACTTTTACATTCCCTATAGTTGGGCTTACATCAACACTAAACATTATGTTCTTCTAACCCTAACAACATCATCTCTATAATCATCAACAGTATTATCTCCTTCTCCAAGATTTTTTAATCTAGCTAATGCTTCCATAAACCTTTGTTGATATAAAGTTATTAAATCTGCTTCACCTTTCATGTATATATATGCTTCTAATAATGAACCATAAAGCATAGCATTTTCAGCATTGTCTGAAAGCCATGTTGTTCCACTATCTGCACCTGCTGTTAATGATACAGGTCTATAAAAATAATGTAACTCCATTGTATAAGAATCATCAGGCGTTGGACCTAAAATAAAATTTTCATCACTAAATAAACCATAATGTTTTGGCACACCAGTAGATGTTACACTGGGATATGCTTCTCTTATAAAGTTTACATCTTTAAATAATAAAAATTGTTGTGATCCGCTTACAGTAACACTTAATGAAAAATTATCTAAAAAATCTGAAGGAGTAGCTAAATATTCATTACCATTAGAAGTTTGACCTTCTACACTTTTTCTAAATACTGGAAGTTGAACAGTCTTTAATATTCTTTCTTCTGTTTGTTGAATAAATGTAGGTAAATCAGCAACAAACTGACTTTCAGTATTTTGTGTATAGTCTTGTATTAAACTTTTTAATTCTGCGTATGTCATGTTAATTTGTCGTTATTGTTACTTTACCAACATTACCTCGCATTACAATACCAGTGCTTGTTACTGGATCAAATCCAAAATAAGTTGTAGATGTTTTTTCTCCTGAATCTACTCTTGGATTATACAATGCTTGTGGGTCTGATGTCTGTAATTCACCAACTCTATATTGTGGTTGGTCTGGATCAAAACAAACGCTACAAACTCTTAATCCATTTCTAACTTGATCTTGAACTTCATATTTAAGTTCTGCAAGTTTATAAGTAAAACCGCACCGATCACATAATCCAAGTGCTTTTGATCCTTTAGCGTACATTAGTAAATATTATAAACGCTACTATCAGGAACAAATTTTACAGATGCTCTTTCTCTATTTGCATCACTCACTTCGTTCCATAGTTCATCATATCTCATTTTAATCATAGGAACTCTTGATTGTGCTTCTGGTGATTTACAAGCTAAATTATATGCCAAAGCATAAGTTAAACATGGTAAATACTGTACAGGTACATCTGTGTTATTTGATGCTGGATCACCTGCATCTTCAATTCTTTTAATATAGTCATAAACTAAAGTATATGTTTGTGCACTATCTGGTGTTGACCAAACTACAATATTTATACCTGATGTATTTTTATCTACATAAAATTGTGTAGGTTTAGATTGTGTAAGTTTTTTAGCTTGATGGTTATATTGTGTTCTAGATATTCTATTTAATGTTTGGTCAAATTGATTAGATGTATCACCTGCATCTGTTCTTATAAAAGCATCAACTATTTCTAATGCACTTGTATCAGCAGCATAAGATGATGTGCCTGCTACTAAAGTAATTGTATCTTGTTCAATCTTCCAAAGATTTAAACCTTTATTCTGCCACTCAAGAAAAATTAAATTTAAAGCTCTTTTAGCTGTGCGATATTCATAACCAGAACGCATAACAAGACCACAGAGTTCATAGGCTTCTTCCATGATATCTGATAAATCTAAATTAAATGTAGTTGTTCCGCTTGTTGCCATTTATTTTTTCCTTTTTTTACCTGCTTTTTGTAAAGCTATAGCCACTGCTTGTTTACGAGGTTTACCTTCTTTTATAAGCGTAGATATATTATCGCTTATTGTTTTTCTTGATCTTCCTTTTCTTAACGGCATATTTCTTTTTTGTTGCAGGTGCTTTATTAGTCATCACACCAAAATTAGCTCTAGTCATTACCATCTAACATTTCCACCTTCTACGAGCTTGTCGCAATCTTGAATTAGGATTCTTTGCTGCTTTTGGAAATTTTTTCATTTGCCCTGCTGATCTAGCACAAAAAGATTTTCTGCGTTTTGCAGCTTTACTACCTTTTTTAACTTTACCAGTTACTGCTGTTTTTAACTTAGAACCAGGATTTAACCTTCTATAGGCTTTTACTCCAGCTTCAGTCATACCAGCACCTGACTTAGTAGGTCTAAAGTTCTTTTTGTTTCTAGCAGGCATTTTAGCCTTTTTTCTAATAGGCATAAAAAATATTTAAATAACTAAAAATAATTTACCAGTTTATGTTTTACCACCAAACTTTTTGTACATCATGTCTTTAAAGTTTTCTATTTTAGAACCCATGCCACTTTTCATGTGACGCATTTCAGTTTTTTTACCAATGTTTTTTTTCATAACGCCAGTTTTTTTACCGCCCATTTTTTTCATTCTATCTTTCATAATTTTTCCTATTTAAGATTTGAGATTGATATTGTTGATCATTATAGTTTTTATAATAACCTTTTTTAATAATATTATCAGATGCTTTTATTAAAACATCTAATCTTTGAACAAATATTTGATAATAGTCATCTTCAAATAATGCCATAAATTCTTTTTGTTCTGTTGCAAATTCTATTTCTGTATCAGGATGTGATCCCATTACATATAAATTTAATCTGTTGACTTGTTTGTTTAGTAGATTAATTCTTGTATCTACTTCATCTGCGGTAATATTTTCATAGTTATCACCACAATAAATAATTACATCATAAGTATCATCAAAATTTATAATGTAATCCATAAGGTCTGACCACATTTCACACTGACTAATAACAACATTTACTTTGTTGTTATCCCAAGTTTTTTTTGCATGTGGACATGCAGGAAGATTATTAAATTTTTCCTGTGGTTTTTCTAAAACAGTGCGACTCCATTGACGAAGTTCATTCATCAATAGAGTCTTATCTAACACTATTTTTTCTTAACTGTTTTCTTTTTAGCTACAGTTTTTTTCTTAGCTGGTGTTTTTTTAACAGTTTCTTTTTTAACAGACTCTTTTTTTTCAACCTTTTTAGGTGCAGATAATTCTTGATGCTTTCTTTGTGCATCAATTAAATCTGGGTCTGGTCCAAATACTACTCTAAAAATACCATCTTCGCCTTCCTGCAATACATTGTATTGTGGTGGAAAGTTGCCGTTTTCTGCAATAATAAATTTCATAAAAATACCTTTAAGCGTGAAATGCTGTAATACTTGTAAAAACAGTAGTACCTGCTGTATATGGAATATAAACTCCATCTACAAATACAACTCCTTCTCCAGGAATAGTAACATCCCTTTCAGCAGTTGCACTTGCTACAGTACCAAGTTGTAATTTAGTTGTACCACTTTCTCCTGCATCAGAACTATCTCTAAAAGAAACAGTGCCTGCTGTAGAAGAATTTACTATAAAAGCACCTTTAAGTCTTGAACGACCTGCAAATACAACTGCTATAGCAGATGTATTCATACCAGCCGTAACTGCACCAGCAGTAGCATCATCTACTGCTATTTGTGTTACTGTTTTAAAATGCTTTGTACTTGTTGCTGCTGCTGTATCAGCACCAGCTACTGCTTCAGAAATGGTAAAACCATTAATGTCTGTACCTGTAATAGTAAATGTTCTAGCTTGATCATCTGCTGCTGAAGTAATTGTTACTTGCCTAGCAGAATTAAAAGTAGCAACACCACCAGAGGCTTTTGCACCATTAATGGTTAAATTACCTGCACCTGATGGTGTTTGCGATTGGCTAATGCTATCTGCATCTAGTGCATCAGTATCAGCCTCAATGAATACTGCTTGAACATCTGTTGCTGATGTTAAACTCATAGTATTCTCCTATTAAGCAATAGTTGCTATTGGAGTAGATAGAGTTTCTGCTTTCCAAGTAGAGTTAGTACCATCATCTGAGATACAAGTAAGTTTTACTCTAGCATTTACAGCTACAGTTGCTGGTAAAGTTAAAGTATCGCCTGCAACATCAGAAGCTGGATTAGCAGCAGAACCACCCATAAGTGATAAAGCACCAAAGAAGTTTGAAACTCCAGCACCAGGTAGAACAAATGTAACTGTTTTTCCTGAACCAACTGCGGTTGTTACAAAAAACTCGTAAGTAATACCAACATTATCTGTGCTTAAAGCTGGCATATTTACCACAATATCATCAGTTCCATCTACTTCAAAGATAGTTCCTGACTGACTTGTAGTGAGTGTAGTTGTAACAGCAGCACCAGTGTTAAGAGTTGAATTATCAACAGTTACCCTAAAGTTAGGTCTAGTGTCATAAGTTGCTTCTACAGTAACTGCACCAGTAGTTGTGTTTTTTGTTATTGATTGGAAACCATTTTCTGATCTAACGGCTCCAGTAAAAGTTGTTGTTGCCATAATTCCTCCAAAGAGAAAAAGTCTATCATCTTGGCTTGTCTGCTAGGGCAGTTGATAGACAGTAAAAAAAATCCCCTAGAACGAAAAAAAGGGGAGCAAAAGCTCCCCTTAAAGTTTTAGCTTGAGCCTGGTGAACCCCAGATACCAAGCGGATCAGATACTCCAAATGAATATCTTTCTCTTGCTTTATATCTTACGTTTCCAGTATCAAAATCTCCATCCATGCTTGTAGTCATTGGACTTCTGACAAAGTGCTTCATGCCATCAGGCACATCAGTAATGATAAAGAAAGCATTAGTATCAGTTAAATAATGATTAACTGAGAAGCCTTCTGGAATCACACCATTGTTTCTGATTGCATTGATGTCATTGTCAGCAGTTCCAACTCTGTACTCACTGTCTAGTAGACGAGTAGCTACGAATTGTAGATCAGTAGGAACGATCAACTTCTTAGGTCTAGCTGCAATTTTAAGACCTCTTTCATCAGTCCACTTACTAATTTGAATTACTGCATCTTCTAAAGATGTTTCATTCAGATCAGCACCTGTGACTGGTCTGTTAGAGTTCTTGCCACCAGACACTAATGGGTGACCATCACCGCCTGATACTCCATCACCACTAGCTGTAAATAAGTTTACGCCATCTCCAGATTGGAAACTGCTTGTAAACCCATTATTTAGTGGATATGCAGCTTTGACTTGCTTAGTGTAAGCCATAGCTCTTGCTAATGCTTTAGTATATCTAGCAGATAAACTTACATAAAGATTATCTTCCATTGCTTCCTCAGTAACTGAGAAACCTAAAGCAATAGTTTCATGTGTGTAACGAGCTACGAAAGACTCTTGTGCTGTATCAAAAGATATTGAAGCACCTTCATCTTTTACTGGAGCAGCAGCAAAACCTGATAACTTGAGTTCTTCTTCAAATGATCTTTCAGAATTTTCAGTTACATAAATTTGCTCATGCTCATTTTCGTAGTTGTTGTACTCATCTCCGAACAGTGCGTTAAGACCTGGAAGGAGTTGTTTTAGCTCTTGTGCTCTTGAAATAGCTGCCATAATGTTCTCCTATTAGCCTATGCCTGTTGTGTTAAGTAATTGATGCCCAACATTGAACATCACCAATACGTCAGTATAGCTGTCACCAACTTCACTATCAGGACCATCAACAAAGTCAATAATCTTTAATGGTAGTGTGTTGGTAGTAGCTGCTGTACTTCCATCAATCGCATTTCTGCTTGTGCCAATAGATGTTGACCCAGCAGTCTGTACGACTCCGACATTTTTACCCAAGTCATCTTGAGTAAGTGATTCATCTGATTGCATTTGCATTACTACAAATGGATCAGAAGCGACATACGCAACAATATCATCCGCAGCTACAGAAGCTGGGAAATATTGAGAAGTGGTGAATTGACCTGATGTAGGATCAGTATATGCACATCCTAGGAAAACTCCAATAGGGGTTAATGTTGTAGTACCAGTATCTTTTTGGATAGTAGTATTCGGGTTATCATCAGCCCACTTTACAAAATCGCCATAGAAAATGGATGTTCCATAAGCATTTTTGATTTTGTAATGAGTAATTTTCGCATTATATGCACAAGATACTAATGAGCTTACAGGTCTAGCACCCATAGGTGTAGCTGAACTAGCCATAATTTCTCCTGTTTATTAAATTACAAATTCAAGAAACTAGGATTTTTTACCAAAAGTTGTTTGAGATTTACGTTCAAATACTTGTTTGGTAGCCATTCTAGAATCTTGGTCCTTAAAATATACGTTATCTACAGATTCCATTTGAGTTTGAGCCATTCTTTGGAAGTGCTCATCTCTAGCTTTCGCTTTCTCTTTTGGCATCTTGCATAACAGTTGCCCACCAACTTCAATATTTCCTTTCTCTGCCCATTCAGATTTGTAGTCCATCATGTGAATATGTAACTCAGGATGATCTTCTGCCTTACAAGGAATCCAACCTTCTCTGAATTTTTTTGAAACATTAGGATTATCAGTGTTACCTAATAAACTTGTTCTTATCCACCTGAAGACCCAACCTTCTTGAGGATTAGGACTTGGTAAGTTAGATGGGTTTTCCCAACTCTCGGGTCGTTGGGTGATCTCTCGATCATCTGATCCCCTAGGGGTACGCACTTGTTCTGAAGTTTCTTGAACTTCTTGGTTAAGGTTTTGTTCGTCTGACATTTAAGACTCCTTTAATAATTGTTTTGCGTATTGCTCTGGACTAATCCCAAGTTGACGTGCTAGTTTAACTTGTGTCTGAGTCAATCGTATATTGCGAGGTTTTGTATTTCCACCAGTAGCTCTCGTAACTGGTGCGACAACATTTGAAGGCTGTCTTGTTTGTGGTTCATCTTCAATTTCCACTGAAGGTTGAACGCCAAAAAACTGTGGATATTCTTTACGCATAGCTTTATCAACTTCTGCATAATATTTTTGTGAATCTTTTTCAGGAAGTATTCCATTCCTGCGTAATCTTTGATCTATAGTTAAAGCATAAGAAGTCATTTCAGCATGATCTTCATTAGTATTATTCATAAACCAAGGGTTCTTTGATGACCATGCTTTCATATCAGGGTCTAACTCTTGTTGCTGTACTGGTTGTTGTTGTATAGGTGCTTGATACTGTTGTGCAAACTGTTGTTGTACAGCTTGTGCATATCTACCAGCACTTTGCTCTGCTAATACTGCCTTTGATAATTCTTCTTGTGCAACAGCCATAGCATCAGCATCACCTTCTTCGTATGCTTTTTTATACTTAGCTTGAGCATTTTGTTTTGCCCATTGAGCATTATTTAATGCTTGTTTATTAAGAACTTCGCCACCCTGATTAACCATAGCTTGTAATCTTTGGTTTTCAGTCATCAGGTCTTGTAATCTTGCTGCTGCTTCTTTAGCTTGTCTTTCAGCAGATTCTTTGGCTCGTCTTTCTTCGTGATATTCGTATTTAATTTTATTTATACGATCACCTGCTCTTTTACTATATTCAGTAATTTCTGCATCTATAGTATCGTCATCAACATCAACTTCTTCAGTTTGTTGTTTGGGAGGTCTTCTATCTTCCTCTGGAGTATCATCTACAATTTCTACTTGTAGTTCATCTTCTGGTGCAGATTTTTTAATTTCTGTTTTTACACCAAAAAATTTTTCTTCTGATGTTTGTGGTTTCAATTCTCCATCCTCGTTAGGCATAAATTGTGTTTCAATTTTTTCTTCAATTACTTGTTCACTCATGCTCTTACTACTCCTGTTGGGTCTTCAACAACTGCTTCCACAGTGTCATCATTTATTAAACGAAACTCTTGTCCATACATTTTCATACGAGTACCTGAATAAGCACGAAAAACAACCCAATCACCCTTTTTGCAATAAGGACCACTTGGGAATCTATTTTTATCTGCATAAGCATCTGGACCAAGTTCAAGTACATATCCGCAGATATTACTTACTTCTTCATCTCTTATAGTGCTTGATGCTTTGATAATTCCACCGTCAGTGGTTTCTTCTGCCTTTGGCATAGCAACTAAAATTCTATAACCTTTCGGTTCTGGTAATTGTTTTTTAGTTTCTTTGCTCACCTCTGGCTTTTTTACGCTTTCTGGTTGAGGTATTTCTTTTTCTTTATTCATAAATTTGCACGACATTAAGGAGTCGAGTTCCTATTCTTCTTTAACGTTCCTTTCTATCCAATCAAGAAGTTCACGTTCTGCAAGGGCTAAACCCTCGATTACACCAGTCAATCTCTTATACTCTGGAAAGTCTTTACAGTTTCCTGTAGAGATATGATCGGCATGTTCATTTAAAGCCTCACGCAATCGCTTTTGTAAAAATTCAAAAAGTGATAGCTCTTTGATGTCTTTATTCATTCGTATTGATATCTTTCACGAAATCTTTTGCGATGTCAATACCTTCTTTAAATTCTTTTGCTGATTGTTTTTTGTTTTGTAAATCGCTATCTAGCAAATCGCTAGCGATTTTCTGACCAATATTAGCACCTGCAATTTGTTCTTGTGAGCTAATTCTTCTTTCTTCAAGTTCTTTTTGGTCTTGTTGTCTTTGTGCTTGCAGTTGTAATCTAGCAGCATCAGCAGTTGCTTTACGCTGTACTTCTGCTTCTTTAATAGCTATCTCTGCTTGTTTAGCTTGTATTAATGGGTCTTGCATTTGTTCATTAATTCTTTGCTGTTCAGCATCCATCATAGCTTTTTGAGTTACTCTACCTGCTGCTTGTGCTACAAGTTCTGAAATACGTTTCTCAACGTCTGCTGGTAATGGTTCTCCTATTGGAGGTAACTCAATACCCATTTCTTGTTCTACTTGATTTCTAAACTTCATTGTTAAATGATCATTAACATATGCTGATGCAGCAGCTAATATAGAGGATGCGTTGGGGGATTTTCCTAAAATAGCTTGTATTTCAGGATTATCTTGTGCTGCTGCAACAGTTTGTATGTGTGCGTCATGGTCTTGGAACTCATACGCTTTAACTGGTTTATTATTAATTAAATTCTGTACTGCTGATACTGGATCAACTGGTGGTATCTCATTATCTTCTGGGATAATATCATCCACATTTTCAATACCAAGAACTTCAAGCATTTGTCTATGTAATTCTTTAAGGTCATACATTTCTGGTGCAGAAGTTGCCAACTGAAATGCTGCTTGATATTGCATAATCCTTTGAGCCATAGTAGCTGCATTGGGATCAGAAACTGGTAATACATCAACTCTTTTATCAAAGTCTGATGATTTAATATCTTCTTCCTCATCTGTTTCATAAGGATAACTTGGGTTGCCAAAGTCTTTAATAATGCCTACAAGTATTTCAAACTCTTTTTTCATAGAGGCATGTAATCTAGCTTGCACAGCACTCATTACTTTCATGTTTCTTTCAAGTAATGCTAGCGTTGTGCCAACTGGAGCCTGTGAGTTCATGTCAGATACTTTCATATCAGATATGCTTGCAAACCTACGACCTTCTTCAACAATGGTGTTAAGGAGGGAATATAGCGTCTGAGAAGGCTCTTTATAGGGTAGAAATGTAATATTATCTTTTATAGCACCACCTGGTACATCAACATCTCTGAACTCACCTGGCATGATAGGTGTATCATCACCTTTAATTCTTAGACCTCTAGATTTAAGACCACCTGGTAAATTAGATAATGTACCAGCATCTACTAGCTGTCTAAGTAAACTTGTAGCTGATTTAGCTAATCCACCTATCATGTGAATTAAACCAAATCCATAAAATCCTATTCCTGGCAAATATTGATAATGCACAAAATGAGAACGTCTGCGTTTTTGTGGATCATCTTCGTAATAGTTTCTTCTAATACTTAAAATAGTACCAGTGCCAAAATCTAAAGTGACAACGTATGGCAACTGAATACCTGTAGGTTTGCCATCAACTTCATCTTCAAATCCAGGCAAGTCAAGATTAACCTGCATTTCAAGAAGCATGTGTCTTTGATCAAACCTATCGCCAATATTCTCACCAGTAAGTTCGTTGTATTTTTCTTGTATATCAGAATAAGAATTAGTTGGGTCAGGTAATTCTACATCTCTATAAAAACCATTTACTTGCATCTTGCGTATTTCATTAAAAGACTTACGCATTACATGAGTAGCACGTTCACAAGTTTCTAAATCACTTGCACCATAATTAACTACTACATCTTCTGATGGAACAAATATCCCACTTGGTCTTCCAAGGTTAGGATCGTAATAAACTTTTCTAAAAGCAGAGCCTGCTAAAGGTAAAGAAAATAATAACTTTTCTGTTTCAGTTCTATATTCTGACATTTCATACGTCAGTAAATAGTTCATGTAATCTTCTACTCTTTCAGCTTGTTTAGCTTTTTCTTCAGTAATCTTTCCTACTATCTTAGTCTTAACTGGACCACTAGCAGGGAATATTTCTGATATAGCCTGAGATTGAAACTTAATTACCGCCTCAGAGAGCATAGGATGAAACACACCACAAGCTCCGTTCCAAGGCTGAGTTCTCTCCTCAATCTTTAAACCAAGTTGATCTAGACCCTTTGTGTAAGTGTCTTCCCACTCTTTACGAGAATCTTTATCGTTTTGAAACGCAGCAATAAGCTCAGAGCCAATTCTTTCTAAATCAACATCATCCAATACTTCAGCTATATTATCGCCAAAGTCTGTTTCAGGTCTTTCTTCCTGTGGATCAAATTCTATTAGCATACCTCCGTCTTCAGTTTCTATTGCAACTGAATCAGGGTTTTCTATAGAAATGCTAATATCTTCTGGCTCTTGTTCTATTAAACCTTCTACTGGTGTAGCAGGTGATCTTTCTATTGCCAATATAAACTCCTAGTAGTAATCAGCGACTCTGTGTGGTTCTAATTCTTCTTCTTCTTCGTCTGAATGTAAAGGTACAAAGCCACCTTGTCTAAATCTTAACAGAGCTTGCGTACTGCTATCAACTAAATCGTCATGTTCTGCATTTGGAAAAGCAGCAAACTCCTCTATAACTTCTTCCGCCCATCTGGTCTGAGGTGCCCAAACAACTCCTGATGCAAATAGATCAGAAACTGCATTTACTCTGGATATCTTATCATTACCTCTACTAGGCGTATATTCTTGAACTGGTATGCCCATTTGCCTTAATTCAAATATTAATGGCATCCCTGCTGCTTTTGCCTCAACAATAAAAGCATCAGGCTTGTAGGCATTGTATTTCTCCATAGCTAGTTTCTTTAACTCTGGAAACTCTAATCTCTCTTTATGTGCATCTAACAAAATAACATTAGGTGCAAACGCACCTTCTTCGTTTTCTTCATAGAAAACACCCCAAGTGGTACACGCTGAATAGTCTGCTCTTTCGGATTTCAAAAATGCGGTATCCCAAGATTGAATAATAAATTCACAGTAAGGAGGTTCTTGGTATTCCCACTCTTGCCACCATTCACGTTTTACTAAAGCACCTTCTTCAGCAGTAGGGTCTTGCTGATATTGAGCCATCCATTTAGACGAGGGTAGTTCTGCTCGTAGAGCTTCTAGTTCTTCTAACTTCCAGAACTCAGACCACAGAGGAGAGCCAGAGGGTAATATGGCTGGAAGTTCTATAACTTCCCATTGGTCTGATCCACCCCTTTTAACACTAGCATCTACTACTTGACCAGTAAGGTCTTTCTGATGCCATCTTGTCATCACTATAACAATAGAGCCATTAGGCTGTAAACGCTGACGAGGACCTGATGTGTACCACTCGTAGGTTCGGTTAAAAACATTTATATCAGAGCTAGCACCTTCCTGTTCACTGTGAGGATCATCAATGATGAGCAGGTCAGCACCTTTACCAGTAACGGCTCCACCTACCCCGATGGCGAAATACTCCCCACCTTTGTTGGTGTTCCAACGCCCTGCTGCTTTTGAATCAGCCTGCAAACTGACGTTGGGGAATATACGTTTAAAGTCTTTACTGTTGACAAGGTTTCTGACCTTACGCCCAAATCCTACAGCCAACTCAGCAGTGTGAGCAGTCTGAATAATCTTCTTGTCTGGATATCTACCTAAAAACCATGCAGGTAATAGATAGGATGCAAATTCAGATTTCGTGTGACGAGGTGGCATATTAATTATCAAACGCTTGAGTTCGCCATTCGCTACCCTTTCAAACGCTTCAGCCATGATCTCATGGTGTTTACCATGTATGAAGGCAGTCCACATCTCATAAACAAACTTGAGATAATCGTTGGTACAAGCCTCCCTAGCTTTCGCCTCGTCTAGTTCTTCTAGAAGGCTAAGCAATTCCTCTTTGTCTTCAAGGGAGAGATTCTGAATCTTACTTAAAACTTGTGAGTTCATATATCTAGTATATACCTACTAATGTATATACCAAATTAAAAATCTTATCTAGTTCCTATAGTAGGTACATACGGTACTTAGGCACTAGATGATTGGTATATACTAGGTATATGTATCTACAGATCATACAATATTGCAGGTCTTCACATCAAAAGTCAACATTTTTCGTAAAAAAATATATGGGGGGGGTATGGGACCCAATTCATTTCTACAAAAATAGGGGGTGGGGGTCTAATATGCACCTGCTAGCAAAATGCAATTAGTAACCTATTGGGAAAATAGGTATATGTTTGTGCAAATCACTATGTATGTATGTCCTGCGAATGACGGGTGCATTATGGGGGGTGGGGGGTCTATCTATCTGGTTTTAAAATAGGGTGGTGTTTCCCTACTCTCTGGAATTAATCTCCTCCTCTCTCTAGTAGCTGTGTAATTCTCTCCTCTATCTCTTGTTCAATCTCTGTGCTATCTCTGCTCTCCTTTTGCTCTGTCACATCAGTAAACATGGCTACGCTTTTACCCAATAACTCTAATGCTCTTATTCGTGCTGAATCGCTGTCGCTTTCTGTGGATTCTTTATAAAGACGTTCTATGACATAGTTTCTTGTTCTGAGGTTAGATGCTACTGCTGACACCTCTTTTCTCTCTAAAGCCTTTTGTATGCTTAGTGCTATCTTAGGGTTAGCTACTAGCTTAGATGATTCTACTTCGACCCACTTAGGTATCTTCCCTGACTTCGTTAGAGACACGTCATACACTTTTGCATAGACTTCCTTATAACTTCCTAACTTGCCCTTAACGATCTCATTAACAAAGGCTCTCTGCTTAATGGTTAGATCATCCTTTTTGACTACTTGGAGTTTTGGTTTATCTGGGGTTTTTGTTTTGTCGTTCATAGAAAGAATATTAACTGGTATCTGGATTCTTGGTAATGCTCTCATTTAGCTATCACTTATATAGATAAATATGATTAGACAATGGAGTTAGTTTTTGAGATACTAAGTGAATGGTGGAACGTTGAGATAACTGTGCTACCTCCTAGTGAAATATAAAGCTAGGGATTCGCAACGCGAGTGAATCAGAAAACAATGGGCGTGGGTGAATCTTTAAGGGATTCTTTAAGGGATGAAATTCCTCTTGAACTAAGACCAAATTAAGCGATAGCTGAAACAGTCTTAACTAGGGAAAAGTAAAAACTACTGACACAACCTCCAGTGTCTGTGAATTAACACACTGACGAGCATCCTATTTTGGGGTGCAAGAAACATACAGGAGAAATAAATAATGGTAAGAGTAGATGTAATAGCGTCTTTTGATCATCACGATCAAGAGTGGTTTGAGATAAGTATTCCTAACGAATACTTAGACAACGATAGAACTATCGTAAATTTTTTATTAAGACAACTAGATCATGTTAGCGATCTTTACTTGATATCCCTTTGTTGGATATGTAGTGAGAAAACTGCTAACAAGTTTAGAGGTATCAAAGACAGTATTAACCATCATGGAAAATAT